CCTCCAATTGCAATTGGTGGTGCAGTAAATGTTTTATTACCTACTCTCCTTACTGCAGCTAATGAAGCAGTCGATGCTACTATCGACCAAATTCTTGGCAAAAGTGCAAACGCTATTCGAAACCAAGCTCAATCAATGAGAAATCGCTTTTCTTCAAAGTTAAGTGATAGCATCGGTATCAACGATATTGGTGATGGTGGCGATGGTGGTACTACTAACGCAGACTACGCTGGTGGTTCAGCTTACAACCCTACTGGGCTAAGTCTGAATCTTAAACCTGTTAATTCAAACTTTCAGACTAATATTGTACCTCTTTACCGTCCTAAGTATTTCTTAGATGGTGATGATGCTACAGCACCATTATTACTTAAAGTTCTGAACGTCTATCCTGAACCAGCTGAAGGTAGATTTATGGGTCAGTCTAGTATTGATCGTTTTCTTAAGAACGCAATGACTTCGGCTTATGTCAACAGTATTAGTACTAGACTTAGACCGAATTCTTTCACTAGTGGTGTTGCTGGTGATAGAAAAGCTATTTGTAACTACTTTGCTATTCTTAGCTATGCTTTAGCTAACTACTATAGTTACGCTTCAATCATTTCTCACTTCAGAATGACTGGTAATAGAAATGATGGTATGATTCAATTATACCAAAATTTAAGCGTTGCGGATCTTAATCAAATTGGAATGTTAGGTCAAATTTTAGACGGTTTACCTATCGATCCTAGATTAAATGAGTTTATGTTCCATTTATATGGAAATTACAAACAAAACAATTTACCTGGTTCACCTCTAGTGAAAGTAATACCTTTCGCCTTTGCTAATGCCGGAAATAACAAACGAATGTCAACTATTCTATCTGTTATTCCTGACATTTTAGTAATGCTAGCTTCTAAGAAGTTTAGAGATGTTCAACAAGTATTCGCAAGTGCATATCCTGAACTTATTAACACTAAAGTTCTTGGTTACAGTGGTGCTCCAGAACATGACGAAAACTGGAATACTATGTGGGTTAACTTACCATACTATGGTTGTAACTCTGCACAATCGAAAATTTTGCCACAAATAACATCTGAAGATCAATCTGTTAAGTTTAATCTTCACACTGATGCACCTGATGGTTGGATTGAATTTGCCTCTGGCATGTACAATACATCTACCGACACATACATGGGAGGTTTAGGTGCACCAAAACGTCCAATTTTAGGAGGCGGTGTTGATGATACCGTTTCTTCAGTTGATCAAGTAACTTTTTACGGTAGAACGCCAACAGGTAACACTGGCGCTACAACAGCTTACATTTATCGAAGAGATGCCGATTGGGATAATTTAGATTACTTCGCTTTCTGGCCTATCTCTTCACGAACAGAAAATCAAATTCTTTCCGGTAATACGCACAAAGTTAATCATTCTACTGCAGCTATTAACTCATTCCAAAGATATGGAACTGAGAGTGCTCAACCTCGTACTGCGAGAGAAAGTGCTATTACAACGCAACAGATGATTGAATTTATGTACTATCCACCGTCGATGAAACCGACTTCGTTCACACCTAAAACTACTGCTGGTGAAGCTATGGATGCAGAAGAATCTACAACTAAGCGCAAGCGTAGACGTAGATCACGTAAATAGTTAATATTGTTTAGTTCATTTATTTATTCATTACTGCACATCTTATGGAAATTAAATCAGTTGAAGACTTTCGACAAGATTTTACTGAGATAGGAAACGATAAGCTGTCCATTAATCTGGAACGAATTAAGAAGGGTAATGATAAAGTTCAAATCACACCTCAGGCAAAGAGAGTTGGTCCGAACGAATTATTGCAGGCTTGGGATCAGGTTTTCCAATCCAATCTTTCAGATATAAATGATGATCTTTTCGAGTTAGAGGAGTCTAATCGTTCAAAGTTTGGTCCTAGATCAATAGCAAAACCTTGGACGGATATTAGACAGTCGGTCGTGGATGGATTCAACATTCCACGTGTAGATTGTTCGCACTTAGTGACGCGCCCACCGTCAACTCAGGACATTGGTAAGCTTAGACCTATCAGTCTCCCAAACTCAGCAAAACTCACACGTAGTAATACACAAGCTGGAGCCCCTACCCTTGAAAAGAAAGGCCAAGTTAGAGATTCTACATTATCAGACTGGTTGCGTCTTTATGACATGGACCTATTAATGGTGCCCGCAATCAGGACTCAAGAGCAACAAAAGACTAGACTCGTTAACATTTATCCCTATGCGGATATTATGCAAGAGAATAGATACTTTATTCCTCTGTTTAACTTGCTCAAGAGTGAGTTTTGTTTCAGTGCGTTCCTCGGCCCTGACGCTGTTGATTCAGCTATCACACAGTTAATCGCCACTGCTGTTGATATGGGCTACCAATGTATAAGTGGCGACATTGAAGGTTTTGACGTAAGTGTAGGAGTTGATTTACAACATTGTTCATTTACTGAATTTAAAAGTTATTTTCAAGCTCAAACACATACTGAGATAGATGAAATAGAATATCGTTTTGGAAACAAAGGACTCATTACTCCAGAAGGTGTATTCCTTGGACCACACGGTATTCCATCAGGTTCTAATTTAACAGGTATTATTGGCTCTATGACAAATAGACAAGTTAGCCAACATCCGCCCGAATTGTCCACTTTTTTAGGAGATGACTTTGCATTAGTTGCTAAAACATCTGATGAAGTATTCACTAAATATGAGAGTGCGGG